AGGGTGAAACGCCGTCGGCAGCGACGGCGCAAGATTCCCTGATGGCGCTGAACCAGATGATCGACTCGTGGAACACCGAGCGTCTGTCTGTCTTCTCAACTATTGACCAGATCGTCAACTGGCCGGTTGGCTCAATCAACGAGACTCTTGGCCCTAGCGGCTCGCTGGTGCGCTTGAACGGCACGGCCCAACGGCCCGTTCTGGTTGACGACTCTACCTACTTCAAAGACCCCGGCACAGGCGTGTCCTACGGCGTCAAGCTGATCAACCAGCAGCAGTACAACGGCATCGCGGTCAAGACCGTGACCTCGACTTTCCCGCAAGTCGTGTTCGTCAATATGACGTACCCGAACATTGACATCTTCATCTACCCGCGCCCCACCCGGCTGCTGGAGTGGCATTTCATCAGCGTTGAGCAGTTGACGCAGCCTGCCAACCTGTCCACGGACATCTTGTTCCCGCCAGGCTACTTGCGGGCGTTCACGTACAACCTCGCCTGCGAGATCGCGCCTGAGTTTGGCGTCGAGCCCAGCCCCCAGGTGCAGCGCATTGCGATGTACAGCAAGCGCAACTTGAAGCGCATCAACAACCCAGACGATGTGATGTCCATGCCTTACGCCATCGTGGCTACACGGCAGCGGTTCAACGTGTACGCGGGTAATTACTGATGAAGACGCCGATCTTAGGTTCAAGCTATGTGGCCCGCAGCATCAACGCTGCGGATGCCCGCATGGTCAACCTGTTCCCCGAGATCGTGCCCGAGGCGGGCAAAGAGCCCGCGTTTCTGAACCGCGCCCCCGGTCTGCTGTTGCTCAACACCATCGGCACCGGCCCGATCCGCGGCCTGTGGGCGTTCTCGTCCAGCGACAGCACGGCCTTCGTGGTGTCGGGCACTGAGCTTTACAAGATCACCACCGCCTACGTGCCCACGCTGATTGGCACCGTGGCAGGTACTGGGCCGGTCAGCTTGGCCGACAACGGCACCCAGTTGTTCATCGCGGCCAACGGCCCGAGCTACATATACAACAACTCGACCAACGCCTTTGGGCAGATCACTGACCCGGACTTTCCCGGCGCTGTGACCGTGGCGTACCTTGACGGCTACTTCGTCTTCAACGAGCCCAACAGCCAAAAGATGTGGATCACGGCGCTGCTGGATGGCACGTCGATTGATCCGTTGGAGTTTGCCAGCACTGAGGGCTCGCCTGACGGTCTGGTGGCCGTTATCGCCAACTTCCGCGAGGTGTGGGCTTTTGGCACCAACTCGATTGAGGTCTGGTCTGACACGGGCGCGACGGACTTCCCACTTCAGCGCATCCCCGGCGCGTTCAACGAGTTGGGCTGCGCTGCCCCCTACTCAATTGCCAAGATGGACAACGGGCTGTTCTGGCTTGGGCGTGACCGGCGCGGCCAAGGCATCGTCTACCGGGCCAACGGCTACGCAGGCCAGCGCATCAGCACGCACGCCGTCGAGTGGCAGATTCAGCAGTATTCTGACCTGTCAGACGCAGTTGCCTACACGTACCAGCAAGACGGTCACAGCTTCTACGTGCTGATCTTTCCCACAGCCGACACGACTTGGGTGTATGACGTTGCCACCCAAGCGTGGCATGAGCGTGCTGGATTTGACAACGGCTCGTTTACCCGGCACCGCAGCAACTGCCAGATGACGTTTGGCAACAACGTCATCGTGGGCGACTACCAGAACGGCAACATCTACGCCTTCGATTTGGAAGATTACTCGGACAACGGCAGCATCCAGAAGTGGCTGCGGTCGTGGCGGGCGCTGCCCACCGGCCAGAACAACTTGAAGCGCACCGCGCAGCACAGCTTGCAGTTGGACATTGAGTCGGGCACTGGCTTGAACGGCTCAATGATTGTCGAGGTCATATACCTTCAAACGGAAGACGGCGACTATTTGGTTACGGAGTCGGGTGATCGACTAATTGCAGAGCAGCAAACCGTGATCACCCAAGGCAGCGACCCCGAGGTCATGCTGCGCTGGTCGGACGATGGCGGTCACACATGGTCCAGTGAGCACTGGGCCAAGATCGGCAAGATTGGCGAGTACTATCGCCGGGTGTTCTGGCGCAGGCTTGGAATGACGGTAAAGCTGCGTGACCGCGTTTATGAGCTATCGGGCACTGACCCTGTGAAGATCAGCATCATGGGCGCAGAGCTAATTCTGAGCCCGACCAATGCTTAGCCCAACCCCGCCAATCATCACGCCCCCACGGGTACCGCTGGTTGACCCGCGCACGGGGTTAATTGCCCGAGCGTGGTACTTGTTTTTCTTGTCGCTGAACAGAGCCACCACGGCGATCATTGACGAGTCAGGGATTACGTTTAGCGCTGAGTCGTTGGTGGCGTCGGTTGAAGCAGAACTGCAAACGCTGACGCAGTTTGCGGAGACGCAGCCCCCAGTTGTTGCTTTACCGGCCTCAGACGCGCTGACAGATTGCTGCTCGGGTTTGGAGTCGCAGATCGCCGAGTTGCAAAAGCAAGTGCAGGCGTTGCAACTGACGCCGCTACCAGCGTTTGATTTTGGCACAATGGCTTTTGAAAACATTGGCATTTCGGGCACGGCTGCGTTGGCAAAGCTCACAGCCCTAGGAACAGATGGCTCCCTGACCTTCACCGACGGAATCATCACCGCATACGTGGCACCAACATAAGGAAACATCATGACCGTATCAGTAAAAGTCCTCGTTCCCGCCAAGACGGTTGAGAACAGTCAAACCACCCAGTACACCGCGACTGGCGTGACGGCCATCATCGACAAGTTCACCGCGACCAACTTCAGCGCCACGGCGGCAACGATCAGCGTCAACCTTGTCACGGCGGCAGGCTCGTCGGGCAACAGCAACTTGATCACCAAGACCAAGACGCTCCAAGCGTCTGAGGTGTATACGTTCCCAGAACTGGTCGGTCAGGTGCTTGGCATTGGCGACTTCATCAGTACAATTGCTGGGACTGCCAGCGCCATCAACATGCGGGTCAGCGGGCGTGAGGTGACTTGATGATTGTTCGCAAAGCCACGGAAGCTGATCTGCCCCAGTACGTTGTACTGGCAGAGTCGTTTCACATGGCGTCACCCATGCACAACGTGATTGCGTTTGACGTAGACGGGTACTCTGAGTTCTACCTGTCGTCAGTGCAAAACGACAGTGTTGGCGTCTGGCTTGCCGAAATTGATGGCGTGGTTGTAGGCATCTGCGGCGCGATTGCGTACCCGATGTACTTCAACCCATCGGCGGTTGTTGTGCAAGAACTTTGGTGGTGGCTGACTCCGGCATCGCGTGGTAGCGGCGCTGGAGGTCAGATGTTCAAGCAAATTGAGCAGTGGTCAAAAGAGAAAAACGCATCGGCGTTGTTCATGATTGCACTGGAAAACGAGCGCTCAAAGAAGATGGAAAATTTGTACACCCGCGCAGGCTACAGGCCGATGGAGCGCACATTCATTAAAGAGGCCGCATCATGGCAATAGCAACCGGCACAGCCATTCTAGGCAGCGCACTGATCGGCGGCATGGCCGCTAATCGAGCATCCAAGTCACAAGCTGGCGCTGCCGACCGCGCCGCCGCACTGCAAAAAGATGTTGCCGACCAGCGCGTTGAACTTGAACGGGAACAGTTTAACCGCCAACTTGAACTGCAAGCCCCCTTCCGCGAAGTGGGCCTCAATGCACTGAACAAGCTCGCACCTCTTGCGTCAGAGTACACGCCATTTGGCATGGCGCAGTTCCAACAAGACCCTGGCTACGCCTTCCGCATGTCCGAGGGGATGAAAACGCTGGAGCGAGGCGCTGCGGCCCGTGGTGGCCTACTGTCGGGTGCGACGATGAAGGGGCTTCAGCGGTACGGTCAAGACTTGGCTTCGCAAGAGTACCAGAACGCATTCAACCGTTACGGCATCGAGCGCGAGCGTCGGTTGAACCCGTTGCAGTCGCTTGCTGGCGTGGGCCAGACTTCGGCGCAGCAAGTGGGTGCTGCGGGTCAAAGCATGACCTCCGGCATAGGTAATGCGCTGGGCGCATACGGTCAAGGCGCAGGCGAGGCTATGGGCGCTGCGGCGCAGGCCCGCGCATCTGGCTACGTGGGTGGGGCCAACTCGCTCACTGGCGCGTTGGGTCAGTACATGAACTACAACCAGCAACAAGAGCAAAACGAGCGATTTAACCAACTAATAGGTCTGCGCGGCGGCGGTGGTCGTGTAACAAACGACATGTTGCGCGACACCTCATACACGGGCGGCTATGGCGGTGGCCGCGTAACAAACGACATGCTGCGTGACACCTCATACACAGGTGGTTATGGCGGTGGGTACGGCGGCGGCGTCACTAATTTCTCCGACTTTGATGGGTCTTAATCATGGCACTCGTTAACCCCAACATTGCACTGGGTATTCGTCAGCCCGAGTTCACGCCTCGCAATGCGATGGCTGAATACGCGCAGATGCAGCAAATCATGAACGCGCAAGACACGCAGCAGATGAACGCGCTCAAGATGCAGGAGGCGCGATTTTTGGCTGAAAATCGCAACAGTCTTCGAGGACTTAATTTTGATGCGCCTGATTACGTCAGCCAAGTTGCAAAGTACGACCCGAAGTTGGCCTCAGAAATTGCAAAAGAACGCGCCACTATTGCATCCCAACAAGCCGCAGCTAGGGCCAGCGGTGCTGCTGCGGATAAATCCGGGTTTGAGTTGACAAATTTGCGGCGTAAGTTTGGCGACGATCTCAAGCGCGGGTTGTCGGCCAACCCATCGGACGAAAACATTATTGCTTTCGGTCAAGACGCCGTGCTGCAAAACTTGTACACCGAAGATCAAGTCAAGGCCACGGTTGGTCAATTGCTGGCAATGCCGCGAGAAGAACGTGTGCGGGTTCTTTCGCAATCAGGCGCGTCTGCCGGTGAATTGAAGCCGTTAATTCAACAGGTCAACCAGGGCGGTCAAACGCAAGTGGTGCGCGTGCCTGCGTTTGGTGGAGCGCCAACTGTTGCGGGTACGTATGCCGATGTGCCGTTGCCTGCGGATGTGCAAGCACAAAAAGTGCAATCTGCAGCCGCCAGCGCACCGAGACTTACTGTCAGCACAGAGAAAAAATACGGTGAACGATTTGGTGGTCTGATTGCTGATCAAGACGCTGCCAAATTAAGCGCTGCCGAGAATGCCCCTGGCGCTGCGGCAACTGCCGACCGAGTACTGGATTTGATCGGAACCGGCAAAGTGATCACCGGCACGGGTGCAAATGTCCGTTTGCAAATTGCCAAGGCGTTGAATTTGGCCGGTGGCACCGATTCGGAGAAGATCAAGAACACCGAGGTGCTGGTTTCTTCGTTGGCCGAAACAACACTGGGTGCGATCAAATCGTCGAACCTTGGCGCAGGTCAGGGCTTCACCAACGCCGACCGAGACTTCTTGGAGAAGGCCAAGGCCGGTCAACTTACCTACGACTCTGGGTCGCTGGCCGAACTGGCCCGTCTTGCCCGTCTTGCTGCTGAAAAGAGTGCCGAGTCGTGGAACACCCGAGTCAAGCAGATTCCCGCCACTGCCCTCGAGGGTACTGGTATTTCTACCCAGCCGGTGATTGTGCCGCCACGCAAACAAAAAGCAACAAGTGCAAGCCCAGCCCCCAAGGGAGTTGATCAAGCACTTTGGAATGTCATGACTCCAGAGGAGCGCAAATTATGGCAGAAATGACAATTGAACAACAACAAGCTCTTGCAATGGCTGCCGCACGTATGCGGATGGGTCAGCAGTCTGATTCAACCAATGAAATTCCCGGCAACCGTCGTACCTACTCTGCCGCTCAAGTACCGGTTGAAGCTGTCAAGAATCTGCCCGAGAGTACGAGTAAGTTTGTTGGTGGCCTTGTGCAAGCAGTCACCAGTCCAATTCAAACTCTTACCGGCCTCCTTGATGCTGGTGCTGGGGCGCTGCGCAACACGTTGCCAAAAGGCGTGGTCAACTTCATCGACCAGTTTGACACCAACCCTGAAGCCACGCAGCGGGCTGTCCAGACAGCCAACGCCATTGGTGGCATGTACAAGGACCGCTACGGCAGCTATGAGGGCATTAAGCGCACGTTTGCCGAAGACCCAGTGGGCGCTGCTGCTGACCTGTCCACCCTGTTGACTGGGGGTGGTGCTGCCGCGACCAAGCTAGGTGCCGCGCAGACGGGTGGCGCGTTGTCCAAGGCTGGTGCTGCAATTAATCCGATGCGCCCATTTGCACCACTTGTCGAGGTTCCGGTTCGGTACGCAGGCAGGGGCGTAGGGGCGATCTACAACGCCCTTGACCCAAAATCGACCGCCTATCTGACGGCGGTCGAGGGGCGCGGCCCAGAGGTGCTCAACGCTTTGCGAAACGCTCCCGAGCTTGTTCCCGGCAGCAAGCCCACGGCTGCTCAAGCAGCGTCATCCGTTGGTGCAACTCGATTTGCCGCAATGGGCGATTCTGCTTCCCGCACCACCCCGACCCCGTACTTTGAGCGGGCAGAGGCTCAGAAAGCCGCGCAGTTGGGTGCTGTTCGACAAGTGGGCGGGACTGCCGCTGAACTTACTGCTGCCGAGGCGGCTCGTAAATCCACCGCCTCTCAGCTTTACGGGATCGCAGACAAAGCGCTTGTCCAAGCCGACGATGTGTTCATGAGTCTTTTGTCCCGCCCCTCGATGGACAAGGTTCTTTCTCGAGCCGGGTCGCTGGCAGCGGAGAAGGGCCAGCCGTTTCAGATTGGTCAGAACCGACCAGCCCAGATAGTGCCATCATCAATTGTTGACGAGGCTGGTCGCCCGCTGGGGCAAACAGTCATCCCGGGTGAGGTTGCCAAGTTCCCCGGCAGTAGCCTGCACGCCATGAAGATGGCGTTTGACGATCTCATCAAAAACCCCGAGCGGTTTGGCATAGGCTCTGCGGAAGCGGCTGCGATCAACAAAACCCGTGGGCAGTTTCTTAGCTGGGCCGAGAGCAAAGCACCTGACTACAAGGTCGCACGGGAGACTTTTGCTGCCCAGAGCAAGCCGATCAATCAGATGGAAGTGGGTCAGTTTCTTGAGGGCAAGTTGACCCCCGCCCTCGGTGAAGAAACGGCCCGCCTTCGTGCTGCTGGCTTTGCCACGGCTATGGGCAATGCCCCGGGCACCATCAAGCGGGCGACGGGTCAGACCCGGTTTGAGCAATTGAGCGAGGTGCTCACGCCCGAGCAATTGAAGATTGTGGAAGGTGTTCGCGCTGATCTTGCCAGAGCCAAGGCCACCGAGGCCCAGGCCGCAGCCGCTCGTGGCGCTGGCCCAGATGTGAACCTGATGGGCACCGAGGTCATGGGTACTGTTCGGGCACCCAACTTGATCAACAACGTGACCACGGTTGCCAACGACTTGCTGCGCCGATTCCAAGGCAAGCTGGATCAGAAATTGGCAATCGAGTTGGCTGCTGAGATGATTGATCCTGCCGCCGCTGCTGCCGCGCTTGAAAAAGCACTTGTGAGGCAAGCCAGAGGCGAGAAAATGGCAGCACCGTTTAAAGCAACTGGAAAAGCCGCATCCAAAGCGCTTCGCACTCCAGCCGTTGTGAACGTGCTTGCCCCGATCACCGAAAGTCAAAACGCCCTTGCACCTTGATCATGGACTACCAGACCCTTTTCAACATCGCCGTTGCCGTCGCTGGGTTCCTTGGCGGCTGGACGCTCAACCGCATCTACCAGGCCATTGACCGCCTCGACAGCGATGTGCGCCAGATGCCCATGAGCTACGTTGCCCGTGACGACTACCGGACCGACTTGAAAGACATACGCGACATGCTCGGCAAAATCTTCGACAAGCTCGACGGCAAGGTGGACAAATGATTGACCCTACTAAAGTCATCGGCGCGGTTGCCGCCAGCGTTGCGGCGCTGGGTGGCAGCTACACCCTGGCCGACAAGTTCGGTTGGTTCGACCGCGCCATCATCGAGTGGTCGCCTGAGAACTTCAAGATCACGGCAGAGGCTGGCAAGCCGATCAACGTCACCGTTGCGCGGATCAAGAAGCGCGACGATTGCTCTGTTGAGAGCTTTACGCCCAGCATTCGAGATGCCGCAGGGATGGTCCATGCAGCAACCACAACTGCTAGTAAATTCAGCGGCCCAGCAGGGCCAGAGATTGACACCTTCACGTACCAATTGACGATGGTGCAGAAAGAAAAGATTGCTGATGGCAAGGCCACCCTGCTTGCAACGATCAAGTACAAGTGCCCGGAGGGTGAGCGAGTTGTGCAGTACCCGCGCCACCCCAACCTAAGTTTTGACTTGAAAGGGTAATCATGCTCGGACTTGACGCGCTTCTCTCGGTCGGTGGCAAGCTCATCGACAAGCTCATCCCCGACCCAGAGGCCAAGGCCAAGGCCCAGCTTGATCTGGCTAGGATGGCCCAGGACGGCGAGTTGGCGAAGATGGCTAACGACACCAAGTTGGTCGAGTTGATGAACGCCAACACCGACAGCGCCCGCGACATGAACGCCAAGGTGCAAGAGTCGTCAAACGCATCCTGGCTTGCCAAGAACACCGCGTATGCGCTCGATGTGGGCATCGTGTCGGCCACCATCTTCTTGGCTTGGTTTGCCTTCATCAAGGGTGTGCCAGACGCCAACAAGGAATTGGTCTACATGGCTCTTGGCTCCCTTATCACCATGAGTGGCACCATCTTGAATTTTCACCGTGGCAGTTCACAAGGCTCCAAGGACAAGGGCGCTGATCTTCAAAGACTCAAGGACGACAAATGAGACACAACTGGGACGAAGCGCTCCTGCACATCCTCAAGTACGAGGGTGGCTACGTCAACCATCCGTCTGACCCAGGCGGCATGACCAATCTAGGAGTGACCAAACGTGTCTGGGAAGAATGGACTGGCAAGCCTGCCACTGAGGCCGACATGCGTGCGCTCACACCTGAGATGGTTGGCCCTCTCTACAAGACGCGCTACTGGAACGCTGTCAAAGGCGACGATCTTCCTTCTGGGGTTGATCTGTGCGTGTTCGATGCTGCTGTCAATGCTGGCGTTGGTCGTGCTAGTAAATTTCTTCAGCAAGCTGTTGGAGTGAACGCCGATGGGCAGATCGGCCCCAAGACGATTGCGGCCGTCACAGCCAAGCCAGCCGACGATGTGATCGAGGAGTTCTGCGCTCTGCGCGAGGCTCACTACAAGAGCCTGTCCACTTTTGCCACGTTTGGCAAAGGCTGGATGCGTAGGCTGGGCTCGGTAGAGGCCGAGTCCAAGACTCTAACGGCGTAGGGACTTACGACTCCTCCCTTGTAGGACGCGGGCAGTTCTCTGGCGGCACAACCACACACCAGACTGCGCTGTACTGTCCGCGTGTAGGACCGGACCACCTGTCGATGTAAGCGTCCTGCATAGTCGCAAGGATGCGACTCAGGGAGTCAGCTTCCACTTTTGTGAGTTCCGTAATCTGCCTGACCGTCAGACCGTCCTCGCTGGCACGCAGCACCTTGCGAACAAGATCGTGCTTAGACTTCATGCTTGCGACCTTGCTCGAATTGTGGCAGCGCAATCTATTGCCACGCCCAAAATTACGTTGGATGGCTTATTGGCTATGTTGATGCACACCAATGCACACGCTTCTCTTTCGGCCAGCACAGCCTCATTGATGCGCTTTAGCCAAAGCTCGGCCTTGTCGAAGCCAATCTCACGCTCAAGTTCTTCAAGCAAGTCTTCGGTCGTGTCACCGTGGCCGGTGGCGTAGCCTTTCGCTATCATCCATGCAGCCAGCTTGTTGCGCTCGTCAGCAGCAACAAGGGCGGCGAAGCGTCTCAGTGACCCGTTGTCCCCATCAAAGCCTACAAACCCAGCCTCACGGGCAATGCGGGTGATGTCGTCGCGGGTCATGTGTTCTTCTCCACAATGTCGTAGAACCAGTCGTCGCCAGCAGACCACTTGCGCGTACCATCAACAGTCCAAAAGGCTTTGGCTGCTTGGAAGTCAGGGAACTTGACCTCTGCGGGGATCAGCGATTGGTCGTACCAAAGGCAGCGGTTGTTGGGCTGCGTGGCGAACTGGCCGTTCTCCAACCGGATGAAGTTGAACGACTTGTGCTCCTCGGCCTGCTCGGTGAAACCCGTATCAAGGTCTTGGCCGTCAGCGCAGAAGTCCACGGTGAACAGGTAGCGCCCGTGGTTCCACTGCTTGTCCTTGCCCAAGAACTTGACGCCCAGGTTACGCAGGCCAATCTTCTCGCACACGGTAAAGCGATAGCCCATGCAGTCCCACAGTTGCAGCGTGTCAATGGGCAAGTCGCCGTGGCCTTCTTTCCAGACGTAGGCGCTGATCGGCAGCTTGTCGTACAGCGCCCCGTAGTTGGGCAGCAGCGACTCGATGCGAAACACCTGGCCGCGCAGCGCCTTAATGCTCACCCAGATGGCGGGCTCTAACTCGCCGTGCCCCTTGGTGAAGTTGTACAGGTACTCCCGGCGCACGAAGCACTTCAGGGGCGGCAGGCTTGCAATGATGTAGCTCATACGCCTCCCGTAATGTTGTGCAGATAGACCGTCAGTCGCCTGATCTGCGCCTCCCTGTACTTGCACATTGCCTCGGCGTATTCACGCGCTGTCTGGGCCTCCAGCAGCCTGCGCTTGCTGCTCTCAAGCTCACGCAGTGCCAGTGACTCGGCACTCGGTGTCGCAAACAGCTTCTTCAATTGGTTGATCATTACGGTTACTCCTTTGGTTGGTGTGACACATCGTACCACGACTCATGCGCCCTTTGTCAAGCGGTATTGTTTGACTGCGTTGCGAAGTCCTGCCTGCGTTGTGGCCTTGTCGTCCAGCGACAGTGCTTGCGCCTGATCCAGCGTGTCTTGCATCAGGATACGGTGGCAGATCACAGGCACTCCCTGGCCCTGGCGGCGCACTCGTGCGTTGAACTGCTCGTACAGGTCCAGCGACCAGTTCAGCCCGTACCAGACAAGGATGTGGCCGTTGTCTTGCAGCCCGTCAATGCCGTGACCCATGCTGGCCGGGTGGCCGATCATTAAGGCGCAGTCACCTGTCTTCCAGCGGTACATGGCGTTGTTGAGGGACGCCTCGCTCTTGCACTCGGTCAGGTTGATCGGGTCGAGGTGGGCGAACTTGTCCATGATGCGCTGGGCATCTGACCTGTAGGCATATGCACACAGCACAGGACTGCCTTGGGCCTCGTCAAGAATGTCCTCCAGCGCCTCCAGCTTCAAATCATGCACGGGCTCCCATAAAGGCATCCCGGCCACCGGGTACATGGCCCCGTTGGAGAACTGAAGGCACTTGTTGGTCAGAGCCGCTTGGTTAAACGCCTCGACCTCCTTGCCGCTGTCAAGCACCATGAAGAACTCTTTCTCCAGCCGCTCGTACTTGGCCCGCAGATCGTCAGGCATCTCAATCTCGATGTTGTTGACCATGAGGTCAGGCAGCGGGTTGTAGTCCTC